TTGACTTCCGCGTCGTGCGTCATTTGAAAATACCGACAATCCCGGCAGTTGTTTTCGCTAGTCATGCAACTTTGGTAACGAGTTGCCACCCTGTGAACACTGCAAGCTGCATTGAGGCAAAAGCGTTAAGTGCTCCGTCAACACCGCGCTGAACGTCGGGGTGGCCATAGTCGTCAAAAATGACGATGCCGCCAGTCTTGACCATAGGGACGAAAAGCGTAGTATCTCGTGCGACAGAAGTCGGGTCGTGCGCACCATCGATATACAGCACGTCGATCCAGGGTTCGCCGCCGTTACGTCGGTTGAGCTCAGGAAAAACGTCCCAGCTGCAGCCTTTGATTACTTCAATCTTAGCGGCGTTGTCGGACTTGGCGATGTTTCCGCGTGCAGTCAGTTCGATATTTGCCAGTTCTGGGTAATTTTCGGGTTTTTCGTGGTGCTCAGAGCTCCCAGTAAACGGATCGATTGAAAGCAGACGAGATTCTGGGTGAGAAAGATAAAAATCAGACCAAAAACAGCTAGATGCGCCTTCGTAGACTCCGATTTCGACGATTTGACGCTTAGCTGAAGGGTTTAGACGTAGTTCTGCAGCCTCATCGCGAGTACAAAGCACCATATCGGTGTTTAGAAGAGCGTCGTACCACCCTTGATTAAGGTTATAGCGGTCGTCGAGCTTCTTTTTTCCTTCGATTTGGACCACGGGTGCTACAGCCGCCGTCTCTTCGCCCAGCTGGGCCATCAGCTCCTTAAAGCTAGGCTTGCTTGTCGTGGTCATGGGCGGAACCTTGGTGTGTCAGCATCGTAGCAGGATTCTCTTGACAGGCCCAGCCTCAGTGTGTATGCTTGTCATGTCACCAGGTGACTCACATGAACAACAACATCCAAATCAAAGCCAACTCTAAAGACATCGTCGCCTACGGCCTGCTGACGCACGCTTTCGGCCTCGTCCTTTCTCTGTGTACCCTAGTCGCCTTTGCAACTTTGTTTCCTAAATTCGTCGGTAACCAAAACTCTTACGTGACTCGGATGCGCGAGTTTAATGTGGCAGTCGGTCAGTGTCTGACGAAGCAGGTCGAGATTTACGGTCGTCGAGACGTGCGAGCTTGTAGAGCTGCTGTCAACGCGCAGTTGAATTTCTACGAGCACCGCTAACCTGAGGAAGCGACTTACCAGTTATGTCTGACACTCCACCAGCTGAGCTAACGCCTGAGGAGCAAGAGCTGCTCGATAGCGCGATTAAGAATCTGCAATCATTTATTGAGGACAGCACCACGCACTATGCGTTTGTCGAAGATCCCCGTAACGATGAGGACTACGATACGTTTGAGTATGGCACAGAACCACTACCAAATGACGAAACCTGGAAAAAATCTGAGACCGAACCCTCAGACAGCTGATTAGTTGCTATAGTCCTTCTGCCGCTGCAGTGGCGGAATGGTATACGCTGCGCACTTAAAATGCGCTGAGTTTAACTCATGTGGGTTCGAGTCCCACCTGCAGCACTAACTACAATCAAATGGCAGCTCAAAAGAAAAAACACGACGAAAACCAGCTACAGAATCTCTATGAGTATCATCAACTCAAAGAGTGCCCTAACTGCGGCAAGAAAACATCAAAAGTCAAAGAGAGCCGTAAAGTCTTCGACGGTGTTCGGAGGAGGTATTCCTGTTCTTCGTGCGATCACAAGTACACGACTTATGAAGTGGATTCTGCGCTGTACGACGAGTTAAGAAATCTCAGGAACAAGATCAATAAACTACAGCAGATTTTTTTAGATGTCGTCCCTCCTCCTGTAATCAAACCTCCCGTATTAGACGAACCTGACGACACTCCCGATGGAATTCCTTGCTGCGACTGCGCACACCTGACGCCTTATGGGTGTTCATTTGATATACCCGAAGCTCAAACCGAGGACGCTCGTGGATGCAACCTGTTCCAGCCAATAATTTCTGATAGTATACTGACATAGAGTAAACGCACCATGCTCGATTCGATCCCTGTATTGGGTACAGCTATTGTTAATAACCCTTATTGGTTACATAGGCTCTTTATGAGTATCGACTACCCGGTCGATAATTTTGTTGTATTTAATAACAACGGTCGGGGTCAAATTACGGACGCGGTCGAAAGTGTTCGTAAGTTGTCGAACCCGTTCGTAAAAAAAGTCCATGTAACGCATATGCCCGCGAATGTCGGGTGCTCGGGAGCTTGGAATTTAATCATTAAGTGCTTTATGAAAGCACCTTATTGGATTATCTCAAACCACGACATTATGTTTGAGCCTGGCTTTTTGCAGGAAATGAATGAGAAAGCACAGGATGAAGAAACCGGAGTTATCCACGGATCTGGCGGAGGTTGGGATATTTTTCTTTTAAAAGATTGGGTTGTTAATAAATACGGGTTGTTTGACGAGAACTTATATCCCGGTTACTGCGAAGATATGGATTACGGGATGCGCTTTATACATGATGACTTGAAGCGAGTCCTAAGCTTGGATCACGAGTATTACCACGGTTCGCGCAAAGATTACTCAGACGGTTCTCAGACTTGGCGTTCCGAGCCAAGACTTCAGACAGCAGTTCACGTAGCGCACGAACTTAATAAGCGCTACCTGCATATGAAGTGGAGCGAAGCGTGGCAGGCACATGTAGAAGGTGAAACTTATAAGACACCTTTTAATGTTCCTGAGCTTCCAATTGACTTCACTACGTACGATTTAGATTTCGTTCGCCGGAAACATCTAGGTTTCTGATGCACATGTCTGTCACATTTGACGGTGACTTCCCTTGCACGGGTTGTTCATTGTGTTGCCGAAATGTCAGTGTCGCTCACACTAGTTCGTTGAGTTACCCTAAAGACTCCATACTTTACAGAGCGGCGGCCGCGTTCCCTTATTCTTGGGATGAGTCAGGGTCTTGTAATATGCTTAAAGATGGTTTGTGCTCCGTTTATTCTTCTAGGCCCTTGCTTTGTAATGTGAAAGAATTGAGCAAGAAGGTTGCTGAAGAATTAAATAGTGACGTTAAAGCTGTGTATGCGTTAAATGCGGTATCGTGTAATAGTTTAATTTCTGCGTATGGATTAGATCCTCAATTTATGATTGACGTAAGTCAGTTTCAGTAAAATGCCTTTTTACTCTTCTCGCACGGCTGGGGGTCGCTTAATCAATAACCTTAAGTCAATCTTAGATTCGAAAAATATTTCGTCTTTTGGGCTTAGTAAGCTGGCTGATCTGTCTCCTACAACCACTCGAAAGATCTACACGAATCCTGTGTACATACCGTCGCCTGATGTTCTAGAAAAGCTGTGTACGACTCTCAGTTGTGATCCTGGCGATATCTTAAAGATACAAGGTAAGATAGAAGAACTAGCCGTGGTGGTGTCCGGTGTTTTCTAAAGCCGATTACGAATTAGCTGCTCGGATTCTCGGGCTTCCTGTCCCGCAGACCCCAGCTGAGATGGCTGCTGCAACACCGGCTACGGCGCAGGTTATCCGCCGTTTTGGGCAAGGACTGCCTCCGATGCCCGGTCAGGAGGGTGACGGTATGTATACCGGGGCTACTCGTTCATTGAATGCGTACCCTGATGCCACGATGCCGATGGAGAAAGCTCAGCTGGCTTCCCGTCTGCGTACCGAGCCTGAGCGTCCCCACGAGGATGCTTATTTAATGGAGCTCATCAATCTTCTGGATCCTGATGAGTTTCAACTGATCATGATGCTGCTTGAGCAGTTGGCTGAGCAAGACGAAGAAGAGTCCGATCGTTTGTCCTCTCAGCGTCCACTGGAGTACGACACTCCGAACATGGGCTCTAACTACAGTGTGCTCAACGCACCTTCGTCTAACGGCATTGAGCCGTCCCGCGCCTATCAAACTCTGAGCTGATGACACTCAACGCACGCCAACAACAGCTGCGAGAGCGTGATGTTCGGAAACTCTCTCCCGAACTAAACGCTGATAATTTCATGCAGATGTATATGGAGAGCAACTTCCCGCAGACAACAGCTCTTCCTTCTACTCAGCAAATGCAGCGTGGTTTTGATAACCAACCGCTCGCGGATAGTTTAAAATTGAAACAGACTAAGCCTAAGTCGGGCATTGGTTACGACAATCCTGGACTCTCGTAGTTATGTCGATTCAAGCAGTAATCCCTAAAGGCGCACAGGCTCTCGGCGGCGGTCAGCTTTTAAACTCGATTATCGCCGAGCTTATTGGGCAAGGCGCTGCGGGGTTGTTCGGTGCTACTCGGTCCGGTCTTGAGCCGATGGTCGAGAGTGGCGGTCAGGGCAGCAAATATATGATCACGTTGCCTGAGGCGCAACGGTTGGAACTTGCATTTGCGAGCGAGAACTTCCGCCGCAGTATGCTCGGACTTGATCCTTTAGATGCTGGTGAGTTTCTTGCTGAGCGCGAGTCCGCTCTTCGTGAGTCTGCCGCTCAAGCAGGTCAGCGTGATTTCGCACGCAAACAGTTAGAAGTTCAGCAAGCTGTTGTTCCCGCTATGGCTCAATTAGCTGGAACTCAAGCACAAGCAACAAGTGGATTAGGTCAGCAAGGTGTTGAATCCTTGTTAACTCGTCCTAGTATTGATCCAGCACTGCTAGCGATGGCGACGGGGCGATGAGCTTAGGAAGTCTTACTGGTCAGGGTCTTCGCTTAGCCGGTAAATACATCGGTATTCCGATTGCTGGCGCCGTGGGCCTAGGGGCTTTGCCTCACCTGGCCAGAATCAGTCAAGCGGTTTCCGGTGTCGGTCAGCCTGGAGTCGATCCCACAGCTACGCCTCCTGCTAGCACGGCAAATACTCCGGCTCCCGGCACACAGGCTCCTCCTTCCCAGGCTTCCACAGTAGATCAGAATGCAGCTTTACTCGCTCTGCTCGAACGTTTAGCTGGTCAGAGTTCCGAGCTTTCACAAGCTGAGTTAAATCAACGATCTGAGCTGTACAACCGGCTTTTAGATCCTGGTCTGTACGCTGAGCGAGCCGCTGTTGATCTCGCGAATTACGAGCGGCAAGCGGAGTTGTCTCGTCAGGCGGGCATGGAGCAAACCCGTGAACTGACTCGCCGTAAGATCGAAGGAGACACAATTAACGCTTGGAAAGGTATTACGGAAGCTCAGATTGATGCAAACGCCAAGATTGGTTTAGGCATGATGAATTTGGCTTATACCGCTGGTATGCCCAACCCTAACGTTCTTCAGGGCGGTGCTTCTCTTGCCGGTCAAGGTCGGTCTAGCTTCGGTACTCCTTCCTCCACCATTAGTTAGTCATGGCAGCGTTTTTAGCTCCAGTTCTTGGTGGGCTTGCCGCAGGTGCCGGTAGTAGCCTCATCAGCGGTCTCTTTGGCGGTGGTGGTGGCAGTAGCAGTGGTAGTCAACCTGGAGATGCTTATACACAATTCGCAGCGCAGATGGCTGCGCAAAACAACCCTTTAACAGCTGCTTATCAAGGTCTTAGCCTTCTCCAGGGTGCAGGGTGCTTTAGCTGGTGCTATCGGCCAAGAAAGTACAACTAAAGCATCTGCTCAGCTGAGTATGCTCACTGAAGCACTCCAGCGAGCTCAAAAAGACGCCACGCTGCAAGCCTCGGTGGCCGGCTACGCTTCCGGTAAAGGTCTTGATACTCTGTATAACTTAGGTCAAGCCAAGCTGTCTACAGAGCTTCAGGCGCCTCAACTGCTGGCTCAAGCTGGTTCTGCTGCTTTGGCAGGTGAGAATCAGCTCGCCAATCAACTCGGTAATACCAATATCGGCGTTCGTTCGTACCAGGAACAGCTCCGTGGCGACGTTGCTAAGAACCAAGCTGAGACTTTAAATTCGATTGCTCAAACCCGAGCCAGTAACGAAGGTCTTCTTGCTTTGGGTGCTCAGCAGTTTGAAAACGCAGCTCAGTTAGATAAAGTACGGACGCTTGGTGATTTAGCCCGAACAAAAGCATCTACCAAAGGTCAGCTTGCTTTAAAACAGTTCGGTGCTAACCAAGCTCTTGCTGGCACACGAGCTTTTGCGTGATTAAATCAACCGTTGGCGATTCGACTTCTGTTGGGACTTGGCTTGGCTTGTTAGACAAGTCTCAGCAAGATGCGTTTAAGCACTACGCTAAAAACGCTGCAAGTGACATTGAAGCTTACTTGTACGCTCGGTTTTTGAAACCCAGCTACACAGGTTCGATTTCTGACCTTACAGCTTGGGTGCAGGAAAAGTACCCCAAAGAAGATCTTCGCAAGATCCTTCTTATTGAGATCGACTCTATGAAGACTGACTTGCACAACGTAAGGCAGATGACCCTTACGGGCATGTTGGACCACGCAACAGCCGCAACTAAAATTGCTGTTCTTCAAAAAGAGATTCGTTCTCACATTCAAGCAGTCAGGCAACTTACAGACGGTATGGACCGCCGAGGTTTGTTGCTAGCTGGCGCTGACCGCTGTATGCGCGAGCTGATGAACAGCTTCGAGGATTCCCCGACACTCTACGCTCTTCTTGAAGATGCCTCCATGGTCGTGTGGTCGACCATCGAGAAAGAAGAAAAGAGTTGAGTTTGCGAAGGTAGATCGAAACCTACCTCCTAACCCGACTTGGCTTCGAGAATATTAGGGGTGTTAGAGAACCCCTTATTCGACGGGCTCCATCAACGATAACACGTTGAGTACAGGTGCTCTAAAGACACCCATAAAGTAGTCATTCACACCTAGTGACATAACTAAGTCTTCGTCTTGGTCTATAAAGCACCCGAAAGGCAAGATACAAGCTGGCTGGTTGGAGATGTCGTTGCCTACAGGATCAGTCCAAGTGACTAGATCATCGTTTGTAGAGCCAACAAAGAGAGGTTCGGTCAGCATCTTCGTGACGCGAGTTAAGTCTTTATCCAGTGTGTAAGCACCAAGGGCGTACAGCAGATAGGGGCGTCTGTCGACTTCGCGACACATAAACTTCCAGTGATAGAAAACCAACCACTCGTCCTCAACGAGAATCGGCGCTGTTGAGTTAAATGTTGGGTGCTCACCGGTAACTTGTTTCAAGCAGGATGAGTCGATAATTTTGTCAGGCTCACCTGGTGTTTTGATGACGATTGGTTGCGTGGAGTAAAGAAGTCTTAGCCTCTGAAGATCCGAGAAGAAACACCAGTTCTTCTCTGCTTTACCTTCTTCTAAATTTAGTCCTATCGGTGGATAGAACTTATCAACTAAGTTCCCAAACTCGTCTATTGCTCCCGTACAAACTTTCGGTGTTTTTATAATTTTGTGTTTTGTTGCATCCCACTTTGTTGCGTAAGTGCTTGTGACAAACTGACACAGCAGATTGTCATCGGGCGACACAAAAATACGAGGGTCTTCATAGCTAAGCCGGTGTGGCTTATTGATTAGTTTTCTAGGAGCTATAAGTGTGTCATCAGTCAACATCTGACCAATATAGATATCTGTAGGTGTGTTGTTATAGTAGAAATACTTCATGTCGTGCCTGAACACGAAATGCTTAGGCTGCGACCGCCACGCGATTAGAGTTGCGCCTCGGTGCTGAATCACGCAAGGGCTGAAGTTAGCGAAGCTGTCTGCTGGGAGTCCTGACGTGATTTTGGTAAACGTGCCTCCGATCTCGTGAGCTTGATCAAAAACTGAAGGGAAGCCAGATTTTGTAGGAGCAAAAGCTCGGCGAGCTACGCTGTTGTGATAGGTGCGGTAGCGATGAAACTGTGTCACTTGCTCAGCTCCTCCATAGCTTTATTGAATGCTTCGGCAATTCGATCCCAGCGATAAGCGGGGTTTTGCGTGACTTTAAAGCAAGACTCGGCGACGTCGTTGTAAAAACCTTTGTCTTCGTACAGCTTAGTGAGCATAGCTGCCATATCTTTTACGTCCACGATGCCTCGCTCAACGCTCAAATCTTTGTCGTAAACCCAGGCTGCGATGTCTGCCAGACAAGCGCTCTTTTTCCAGATGTCGCTGAACGACGTGTGGTTGGGGAGAACGAGTGGCTTTCGACAAGATGCGTGCTCGAAAGGAACTAAGCCCCAACCTTCTCCGTTTGCTGTGTTTATACCTACGTCACAGGCGTTATAGATTTTATTCAGGAGTTCGTCCGGCGGCGCATTTGTGTAATCGATATTGCTTGTCGTCATCACCAGACGGTTGTCAGAAGGGATTCCCTTGCGCTTCATTTCCGCGTCGAATATTGCTCGAACATCCCATCCGAGATCTTTTTCGCTCATGTGTAGGTACAAGAGCGTGTCAGGCTTATCTACTGCAAATTCAACAAATGCTTTGATCGTCAGATCGATTTGCTTGCGAGGTTGGTTTCGATTTGCGTTCAGCACAATGAACTTGTCTTCCGGCAAACGAAGCATTCGCCGAGCTTCATTCTGATCGATGGGGAAGAATTTCCCTTGATCTAAGCCGTGAGGCACGACACCAAGAAGTTTTGGTTGAACTCCCTGAGCCGTTAGACGGTGCGCTTGCTCTACAGAGAACGTGATCGCAAAGTCCCAGTCTTTAATATACGAGAGCATGGAGCTCACGTAGTAAGCTGAGTCGACAGGAAAGTACGCAATAAACTTGAATTTTAAGGAGTCCTTCAGTAAGTGCACCCGCTCCCACACCTGGTTGACGATCCAGATGTCGTTCAGACAAATAATAAAATCGGGTTTTTCTCGTTCTACTACTTGAGGCAGTCGACCTATTCCAAATCGATCCGAAGGGTTGTGGGCTCCAGCGGGGTAGACCTTAAACGGTAAGTCGTGAGGATCCCCCGTATAGTTGATTCCGTACGCTACAACTTCGTTGGTCAGAGCGAGATGCTCGAGAATACTGTGTGTTACTCTAGCGAAACCCGTGTTAGAGAGAATGTCGCCGTACCAGAGGATTTTTGCCATTTGGCATTAGAATCTTGCTAACAGTATACAGACACTTTTTACAGAAACATGCCTAGTAGAGAGACTTTTGCGTATCGTCGTGCGTTAAAACTACGTGCAGCTAAGGCTGTTGATTCTGAGAGCTCAGCGATAGATAATATCTTTTTACGAGCAGCAGACGACTTTCATACCTTCTGTACAATTATGGATAAAGCTCCAGCTACTCACATGCTGGAATGGCATAAGCATTTAATAACAGGCGAGAGTAATAGATACTTATTAGACATCGCAGGCCCTAATTTAGATATTCTTGCGCCCAGGGGTAGTGCAAAGAGCACTGTGCTCAATATGTTCACTGCTTGGATTATCGGTCGACACACAACCGCAGGGCTACCTTTACAGATTATTTACTGTTCATACAACATCGCCACAGCCATACCTAAGAGTCGAATCATTAAGCAGATTATCGATTCCTCGACGTACAAAAAGATTTTTCCGAAAGTTATGCTGCGCTCAGGTATGCAGTCGGACATCGGTTGGAGTATAGATTTTGATTACGCAGGCATTAGCCGCGTGGGTGATGAGGAATTTACCCTCCGAGCCGCCGGTCTTAGAGGTTCTATTACGTCAAAACGTGCTCATCTTGTTATCGTAGATGACCCTATCAAGTCTAGTACTGATATTAAAAACCCTACTATTAGGGAAGAGATGAACAACAACTGGAGCTCTGTGATCGCACCGATTATTTTTGAGGGCGGCCGGTCGATCTGTCTTGGTACTCGATTCCATCCGCTCGATATCCATAAGACGATGTTCATCCCGAATAAGGGCTGGAAACAAGTACAGCAAGAAGCACTTACTTATGATGACGATGGTGAGCCAGTCAGCTATTGGCCTGAGCAGTGGAGCGTTGATTACCTTCTAGGACAAAAAGAGCTCGACCCTGTTGCGTTCGCTTTCCAGTACCAGCAGCAGCCGGTTATGTCCTCGGACCTGGTTCTCTCGCCAGATCTTTTGATTAAAGGAGATGTGGTAACTGAATTTGATAGCCTCGCGGTAGGTATCGACCTGTCGGCGAGTAAGAATGAAACGTCGGACTACACAGCGTTTGTGCTGGGCGGTCGTTTAAAAGATAAGTACTATATTATTGACGCACACCAAGTGCGCTCTATAGGCAACCTTGAGAAGATAGATCTGCTGTGCAAGATGCTTGTTGAGTGGGGGATACTTCAGGAGGACAACGACGGTAAGTATTTTCCAACCTACTCAACCTGTTCATTAGTTGTTGAATCGGTCGCTTATCAGGCTTCTTTGGCGGCTGACTTACGGCGTGTGATGCTCAGCGAGTGGGGTCTAGGCAACTTGCATATCCACGAGGTCAAGGGTTTCCGAGGAGACAAGATTGCTCGTTTCCGAGGAACTTTGGGTCTCCTAGAGAACAAGAAAGTCACCTTTAACAGATATCGCAAATTCGATGCCTTGTTCGATCAGCTGATTAACATCGGTGCGACATCTCACGATGACTTGTTGGACGCGTACACTCACCTCGTCTGCTTTCTGCAGCGTCGCGGCAACTTCGAGATGGAGTACTGATGGAAGACTATAAGTTTCTTATTTTCGTTACGGCGCATAACCCTTTAGCGAGGTTTGACGCTCTACTTAAAACTCTGCGTGGTTATGAAGGCATACCAGGGGTGAAGGATGTATTTATACACATCGACTATGAGCATGAAGACGATAAAGATACTGTAAAAGACTTAGTTGAAGCTAACGTTACTTTTAACTCGCTACATATCGTTGTAGCTTCAGAGTCTTGGGAGGGGTACTCCTTGACCTGGGCACATAAAAACGATATTTACTTCACGAGTGAAAACTTCGTGTACTGGTTCTTGTACAAAGACAGGCTGAAGAAACTAAATCTTGAGCCTGGGTTTTGTCGATATGAATCTTATGGATCTAAACAAGTTCCCTTTGATAACCACAAGGTCTGGCAACTCAACAAGCCAACCGAGTCCGTATGGGGAGGCAGACCTTATCAAGTTGAGTCTTACCTAACACCGTTGGATGACTGGTTTGTTGGATTCGTTTCTTTAGGCAACCCTTATATGGGGATGATGATCCTTGATCAAGAGATGGCGGAGGAGTACGTAATCTCACAGAGTTCAAATCCTATAAAAAGTTTTGAGCTTACCCAGTTTCGTTGCTGGCCGCTCGCTGACAGAAGTTCTATGGGACTTGCGTTTGAGAAGTTGCGAGGTGGTCAGGAGCATCGCCGGGTTGTGCCCGTCGTAAAGACTGGTGACAGGATTCAGATAGCTCCCTGCGGCTTAGTCGAGCACTGCGACACAAAGTACAGCTTGGATTTAGAGGATAAACTGGGTCGCGTTCTCGATGTCATGGAGATGTTCGGTTATGACTAAACCTGAGTACGTTCAACTAAGCTTGACCGATTTAGGTTTGCAAGTGCAACAAAGTGATCATGATTCTGTAAATCACCCTAGTCACTATACGCAGGGTTTGATTGAGACAATCGACTACATGGAGTCTTGCCTGACCGCTGAAGAGTTTTGCGGAGGTTGCAAGATGAATGTGTTGAAGTATGTGTCAAGAGAGAAACATAAAAACGGTTTAGAGGACCTCAAGAAAGCCCGGT